GCACTCAGCTCATCGTTGTATGTGGTCCCCCTGGTAGTGGCAAGAGCACCTATGTGCAGCAGCATGCTAACCCATGGGATCTAGTAATCGACCCTGACCTCATATGCAATGCTGCCTTTCCTCAGCTTGATCCACACAGCCATCTACCTAGGCATGCACAACGCTACATTGAAAGCGCTATCACTGGGCTCATGGAGCGCTTAGAACGAGGAAAGGACAAAGTTAAGGCATGGCTAGTGCTATCCAGCCCTGAGCGTACAGAGCGTGACGTACTACGCAATAGATTCAACGCTAAGGTATTAGTCATCGAGGCACCAACAGTGGTGTGCATACAGCGCATCAATGATAGTGAGCGAAACCCTGATAGAGACTGGCATACACTCATTCTTGATTGGCACAAGCGCTATGAAAGAGATGAGTTAGACATCCTCATTGAAAGTGGCGCAAAGGCTGATAGGCGCAGCGTTTCGAGTGACTGACAAGAGGGGTGGGCGGGTCAATTCCTCGGGCATAACCCGCACCGGGACCGCGTCGGGGCAATCTCTGAAAAAACCTCGATTTATGAAACTCACCTTGTACGGTACTAGAGCTAATGCCGAAAGTAAACACATCTAATCAAGAAAAACCCCCTAAGAAACCTACGGGAAAACGGGGCAGACCTGCCTATGACCGGGTTGAGAGCGCCCTTGATCCTGCGAATGAAAACGATGATCCCCCTGTAACCCCGGCGCTGCGGGCTCCTTCATGGCTTTTGAAGGAAGGAAAAGAAGTTTGGGACCGCATTTATCCCACAATCAGGTTGCATCCTGCGAAAGCGGATCTATTTGCGGCAATGTGCCAAAGGTTCGGGCATGCGATCCACCTTGAAAAGAAAGTTAAGGACAGCGGCAATTCGCACAAAGAAAACGCAGGCGGGGTGCATGAGCTTGAGTGCTCCAATGGCGCAACTAAGCAATGGCTTGCTGCCCTCAAGTTGGCTGAAAAACTTGGAATCACCACTCTTGCCTTGCCGCCCGGTGGAGTTGGAGATGGCACGCCTGAGCCGCAGCAGGGCAACAAGCCCGGCAAAGGCACCAGCCCGAAACTTAACCCTGTAGACGAGTGGATATTTAAGCGTGGCGCGCGTCCAACTAAACCAGAATGATCCACACTGCTTTATCGATCAGGATGAGGTAGATCGGTGGTGCGCTTTTCTCACTCGGCACATCAAGCTAGTTGAGGCTGAATGGAAAGGCAAGCCTATGACGCTTGCTGATTACGTGATCGATGACTTTATTACTCCGCTTGTTGGCTGGAAAAACAAGGAAACGCTCAAGCGACAATTTCACACTGCCTTTATAACCTGGGCGCGTAAAAACAGGAAAACCACTACAACAGCCGCCTTTGCTATCGGCATGACTGCCATTGATGGTGAGGAGGGCGCAGAAAACTATGTAGTGGCAAAGACTGAAAAGCAGGCGCGTAAGCTCTTTGGCACAGCGGTAAAAATGATCCGCTCCTCAGAGACTCTTAGCTATATGTTTAAGATTCGTGAGGCAGAGGGTGAGATTGAGCACCTTGATTCTGAAAGCGTGTTTCGCGTGGTGGCATCTGAGGCAAGCACCAATCTTGGTGGCAGCCCGCACTTTGTCATTATTGATGAATGGCAGGAGCAACAGACAAACGATCTGCGATTAGCCTTTGATACCGGGACTGGTGCGCGCGCGCAGCCGCTGCTTGTGATGATTGGTACTGCCGGTGTAGATAAGAGCACTGCGGGCGGCAGAGAGTATGAGTACGCGCAAAGCGTCATCAAGGGCGAGATTGATGATGATGAGTATTATGCCTGCATTTATGAGGCAGACTTTCAACTAGATCCTTTCTCTGAGGAGGCGATCCGGCAGGCAAACCCCGGATACCCGGAGGCTCCGAAAGAGAGAGAGATTAAGAAGCTGCAAAGGCGTGCAAAAACCGATCCTGAGTTTATGTACGCTTACCGGCGCTATCACCTGAATCAATACATCGAGGATGCAGATTCACCGATCAAGGATTTCATGTGGAATCCCTGCGCGATTGCGCTTGAGGGCGTGACTTTCAAGGATTTCATAGGCTGCCCGCTCTATATCGGTATTGACTTAGCGAGCACAGACGACTTGACGGCGGTTGTCTATCTGTTTATCAAAGATGGCTTGCCGTGGTGTTTCCCTTTCTTCTTTATTCCAGAGAAAACCGTAAATGATAAGTGGGAAGCAGGGCAGCGCAGATACAGGCAATGGGTTGATCAAGGCGTGCTCATTCAGACGCCTGGCAATGAGTGTGATTACGATTTTATAGCAAAGATGATCAGGGATCATGCTGATGAGTTGGACATGCCAATCAAGGCGATCCTATACGATCCGCACAAATCGCACTATGTGGCGCAAGCACTTAAGGGAGACGGATTTGAGCTAGTTGCGATCCGGCAATCCTTTGGGCTAATGAGCCCTCCCACGGTTGAGACTATCCGCAGAATTAAGCGCTGTGAGATGAGGCATAACAATCATCCGATAATGAACTGGTGTATTCGCAATGCGCGGATCATAACTAACTCGGAAGCTGATATTAAGTTCGATAAGACAAACGCGCAAGAAAAAAAGATAGATGGCGCGGTGGCTCTGGCACTAGCTATGCGTGGTGCCATGGTTGAGCTGGCTAATCCTGGCGATGATGTCTCGAAACACTTTGAGGAGCACGGTATTGAAACAGGTTAAACAACTCGTGAAAAACAAATTTATTAGTGTGCGCGATGCGCTCAGGCGGCTGTTTTCTGCTCTGCATGATAGCGGCACGCTCAAGTTTCTGAAAACGGCAATGCTGCATTTATTCTTTATCGCTGGGCTGCTGCTCGTTGTTTCTGGTATCCACAGGATGCACGCGCCAATATCAGAAATAGTTGCAGGGCTTATAGTTTGCCTATTGGTCATTGCAGAGCGCGCGGACATGCTCAACAAAGAGAGAAAGACTAAATGAGCTTTTTAGATGGAATTTTGAAAGCCGGGCACTTTGAGGATGTTTGGAATGATCCAACAGCCTGGCAGCCTGCATACTTTTTTGGACCGGGTGATCGCATGCCGGTCACTGGAAAGACGCTAACAGCAGAGGATATCCTATACTGCTCGGTTGTTTGGCGTTGTGTCAATTTGATCGCAGATACTGTGGCAAAGCTGCCTAGATATCTGTATAGATTGACTGCTGATGGGCATGCAGAGCTTGCTGTAAATCATCCGCTGTTCCGGGTGGCATCGAGGGCACCAAACCCGGAGATGACTAAGTTTGAGTTCGATCAGCTCGCTGTCTTTAATGCGTGTATGTGGGGCAATCACTATGCGCGCATCAAGAGAGATCAGCGTGGTATCGCTCAAACACTGTGGATGCTCGATCCCGCGCGCATGGTCGTTAAGAGGGCTAACAATGGCGATCTGCAATTTGAGTACACGTTACTCAAAGGCAAGCCAGAGCAGTACACGCCAAAGGATATTAGCCGCTTTTACAGGCACTCTTACAACGGTGTCACGGGTGTGCCCATCTCGCAGGCTGCTGCTGATGCAATCGCATTGTGCCGCGCTTTTATCGAGTATTCAGGCAAGTTTTTTCAGAATGATGCAACCCCACCATGGGTCATCATGCACGATCAGACCCTGACTGATGCGGCAAAGAAGAAAGTAAGAGAGAGCATTGAGGGGCAGACAAAAGGGCTAGGGAAGCGCTTTAAGTTTGCCATCTTGGATGCGGGGCTTAAGGCTCAAGCGCTCGGCATCAACTCCAACAGAGATGCGCAGCTCACAGAGCAGCAGCGAGGCGTGATCGCAGAGATTGCTAGATATTTCGGCGTGCCTCTGCACAAATTGGCAGAGCTTACGCGCTCCACAAATAACAACATCTCGCAGCAGGCGCTTGAGTTTTACACTGACTGTATTGATGCGTGGATCACGATGATGGGCGAGGCTTTCACGCGCGATCTAGTGCCATGGGAGATGCAGGGCGTTTATTACATTGAATATGATCCAGAGGAATTACTCTTTGCAGATCCAATAGCTAAGCACGATAACGCGCGCAAGAATGTAATGAGCTGCATATGGACGCCTAACGAGGGTCGCAGAAAGTGCAATACGCCACCAGATCCAAACCCGCAGGCAGATATGTTGCTTTTCCCCGCATCTCACGCTCCGGGTGCAGAGGTTTTGAGCGCGCCTGAGCCTGAGCCGGATGCAGAGCCCGATCCGAAAGATGATCAGACTGATGAGAACGATCAAGAGGAGATGGATCAGCAAGATGATCAAAGCAAGTAGAGACATCAAGCACATCAGGCGCGCGATGGAGCCTCTGCTTATTGATATGGCAGAGCGTGTGATTCGTCGTGAAACGGTGCGCATATGCAAATGGCTCAACAGGCTTGAAAAGGGTGAGTTACGATTGCACGATTTCTCAGAAACCGTGGAAAACTTCTATTGGAACGAGCACGCGGGAGACATCGAGCAGGCATTTATTGCGCCACTAACTGCGGTGGCAGCGCTCGTGAGTGAAGAAACCAAAGATCTCAGTGAGTATATGAGAGATGTGGTTAAGAGGGTGCAGGCAACAGGGCTTGATCACGTCAAGTTCTTTATAAAGAGCGCAAGCTCTGAAAAGGAGCTAGCTGAGAGCCTGAGAAAAGAGGTGTTTGTGTGGCACAAGCACAGAGCGCCGGAGATAGCAAAGACAGAGATTGATTTCATCTGTAAGGAGATGGGGGTGCAAGATGCAACTTAACTTGTGTAGTTTCAGATCGCCATCAATTGCCTCAAAAGAGGGCGATAAGGAGCACATAAAAGGGCACTTTGCCCTCTATAACACGCTCTCTGAGCCGATCTGGGGCATTTATAAATGGGAGATTGCTGCGGGCGCATTTGATGCAACCGTGCGCGATAACCTGGATCAATTCCTGCTGGCTCATCATGACTTTGAGCAGGTGTTAGGCAGCCGGGAAAACGGGACAGCGGTATTTGTGGCTGATGAGCAAGGGCTCTTTGCGTCCTGCTTGCCAGATCCGGCAGATCCGCAGGTCGCAAGCCTGATGACTAAGGTGCGCAGGGGCGATATCAAATCCGGTTCTATCGGATTCGTTATCGAGGATAGCCACTTTAGAGTTGCTGATGGCTGGGATATCGAGGTTATAGACAAGATCCGGCTCTATGAGGCATCGGTTGTGACCGTGCCGCGCTTCTCTGATACCAAAGGGCTCATTAAGTTGCTGCCTGCGGGTCAGCCGGTGGCGCAAGTCGCCTCTCTCGGTAAAGCTCTTAACCGTGCCTTGCATGACATGGAGTGGATCACGCCGGATGATATCTCTTTGCTCAAGGCGCACGGCACGCACTTTGCAAATAATGTGCCGGAAAAGGTAAAAACGAAACTAGAAAAATATGCGGTGAAAGAGTCGCCGGTGGTGGCTAGTATGCAGACTCTGCAACTCCTCCAAGCAGCGCACAATATCCCGATCCTCTAAACCCGCACTATATTTAGTGCAGGTGGAAACACCAGACCACACAATTTAGGTCAACGCGATCAACTAGGCGCGGAAACAGAAGTAATCACCATCCCCGGTGAGCTGTTCCGCGCTTTGCGCTGTGCAGCCTCGCCACAAGTGAGGAAAACATGAAAAAGAAATTCAAAGAGATGCACCGCGCAAAGCGGGCAGAGTTGAAAAACATTCTGAATTTAGCTGCCTCTGAAAACCGCGCGCCTACTGCTGAGGAATTGGCAAAGGTCGCAGCGCTCAATACAGAGATCGCTAATCTTGAGGTTGCGATTGAAACCGCAGCCGATGAGGAGACTAAAGATCTGGAAACCGCAGCCGCAGAGCAAGCATCTGCTGCGCTCGCTGCTGGTAAGCACGTTGATGCGCCTGCTGATGGAGTAATTCAAACCGCAGCCGGTCAACCGGGATCTCAGCAAAAGCCGCACGTACAATCAAGCGAGTTAGGCGCAAAAGAGGGCTTGGTGTTTGCCTCGCTCGGTGAGCAGCTTAACGTTATCCGCTTGGCTGAGTATGGCAATCAGCATGCGATTGCGCAGCTCGATAAGTGGCGCAAATTTCACACTGCTGCTGCAACCGGCGGCTCTGTAAATAGCGCACCTGATGGCGGCGTTTTGATACAGCCGAATTTCTCGCAAAAGATCATTGAGACTGCGATTGATGGCAATGCCATCATGAATGAAGTAACCAAGATCCCGCTCACTATGGGCAATCAGTTGGTGCTGCCGATGGTCAAAGATAAGGATTGCTCTGGCGGTTCGATCCGCGCAGGTATCAAGGCTTATCTGAGTGATGAGGCGGAAACGGTAACAAAGAGCAAGCCTGCGTTTGAGCGCTTTGAGCTGTCCCTTAGAAAGATCTCTGTGGTCGCCTGGGGCACAGATGAGCTGTTGGAAGATGTAGCCGCTTTTGAGGCTTACATTATGGCTAACGTGCCCGATCAGCTTGGCTATCAGCTCGGTGAGGAGGTTCTGTTTGGTGATGGTGCAAAAGGTCCGAAAGGCATCCTGCACAGCTCCAATGCTTCGCTTATTACAGTAAGCAAAGAAAGCGGACAATCCACAGAAAAGCTGATGTACAAAAACATCGTTAAGATGCGTGCTCGCATGTGGTCTAAGGGCGGCAGCCGTGCCAAGTTCTTTTACAACAAAGAGCATGAAGTTAATTTTCCCGGCTTGTATATCCCTACCGGCTCTAACGCAGGTACTCTGATATACACGCCTCCGGGATCTGTTCCGGGTAATCTGGGTGGTTTCATCCTCGGTGCGCCTGCGGTTGAGTGCCCTAACTTGCCCGCGCCCGGCACGCTGAATGACATCATTTATGCAGACTTTGGCGAGTACATCTTTATTGATAAGGGTGGGCTCAAAGGTCAATCCTCGATCCATGTTGAATTTCTCAAGGGCGAGAAAGTCTTTAAGTGGGATTACCGCATGAATGGTGCACCTGGTTGGCAGCAAGTACACACGCCTCCGAAAAACACCAGCTTTACACAATCGCCATTTATCAACCTGGAAGCCCGCTAATAGCGGCTCTGGTGGCGTAATTGGTGCACTTTATAAGGAGATAGAAAAGTGTCAATGCTTATTTATGAACTGGATACGGTGCTTGGCTTGGAGCCTAAAGCCGATGGGCTTTCCGGCACTGTTACAACTCCGTGTGTAAACATGGAAAACGTGGACGATTTGGCGGCTCTGGTCGCCTTGGGCGCAGGTGGAACAGGCACCACTGTGATCACTGTAGAGGCATGCTCTGCAAGTGATGGCTCAAGCCCTACTGCGATCCCCTTCAAGTGCAAAGTTGCCACCTCTGGTGATTCCTTTGCAGCAGTGGAGGAGGTTGCAGCGGCTGGCAAGACAACTGCCGCAGGCACAAACGATCAGTATGTCGTTGGTGTGCGCGCAGGGCAGTTGCCGATTGGTAAGCCATGGGTACGCATCAAGTGTGTTGAGAGTGTTGATTCACCGATCAACGCTGCGATCATCTTGCTTGCAAAGCCTAAGCATCAGACCGATCCGCTGCCGTCCATACTTGTATAAGGTTTCCTTCACGAGTTGTGATAAAGGGGAGAGTTTCGGCTCTCCCCGGCATCACAGGAGTTGCGCACAGTGTTTACATCAATCAAAAAACAAACAGCAGTACAGCCGATCATTAGCTGGAATGACATTGTTAATCAGAAGCATGCGCGAATTGATGATCTCGATGATCGCGTGCTGCTTGAGCTGTATACACTTTGCGCTACTGAATGGCTGGAGGAGATGACCGGTCTATCTTTCCTGCCTGCTGTTTTCATCGCAAAGGCGGATGATTTTGAGCCAGATGGCGCACCACTACAGTTGCCTAGATGCCCTGCGATTGCCGCAGATGCAGCTTATCTGCCGGTTGGTGGAGCGCCCACGCTTCAATACTTCGATACTGCCGGGCAGTTGCAGAGTTACGTTGTGGGCACGAGCGTTACTTATGATTATGAGTCTGAGCCTGCGCGCTTTGGTTTGATCGGCGCTCAAAAGTGGGCAGATGTCCGCAAGGATTCAATACAAAACGTGTTTGCCAAATGGTCCGCAGGATATGCGGATCTTGCCGCGGTTCCGGCAAAGTGGAAACATGCAGCGCTGCGGCTTGTGACTCACTGGTATGAGATGCGCACGCCGGTTGATATCGAAAACGCAAAAGAGATGCCGGTTTCTTGGAACATTCAAAACACTATCCTTAATGGTCGTGTGCAATGAAAGGGAAGCCTAATGATCCTGGGGAGATGAGAGAGCGCATAACAGTGTTTGCGCCCGGCAATGAAGTGCGTAAGGGTGGCATTGTAAGCAAGCCTGGTGGCAACAACTCTCCTGCAATCGGCACGTGGCATGCAAAGGTTGTGTATGCCTCTGGGCGTGAGTTTTATTCTGCGCATCAGACCGCGCTTGAGGTTGAGATTGAGGTGACAGTGCGCTATAAGGCGCAGCTCACAGAGCAGCATTTTTTCAACTGGCAAGGCAAAAACTATGACATCACGCGCATCACGCACACGCCTTGCAAGACGTATACAACGATCTACGCAACGAGGCGCAAATAATGGCTGACATCGAGGTTAAGGGGCTCAAAGAGCTAACCGACACACTAGAAAAGAAGTTGCCAAAGATCATGCGCTCCACGATAAGCAGAGCCATGATCATTGCGCTCAATAAGGTTGTTAAGCCTGCGGTCATAGCAAAGATCTCCATGTATGGATTGATTGAAACCGGCAGGCTCGTGCAGTCAATTGGCGTAGGCAGAGGAAAGAGCCAGGGCAGAGATGTTATCGAGGCGATCACGGGTGTAACGCGCACAAGCCAGAGGCAAAGGCACGCGCTTGTGCAATTGAGTAGGGTGTTTGGACATCGACAAAGTAAGCACAGCATCCTCAAATCTGCGCGCGCAGCAGGCATCAATTTTGCAAATTATGTAATCCCTCTTGAGCGCGGGTTTATGCTCAAGGTGCAGCCAACAAGAGGAAAGAAAAAATTTGGACCGCACAGAGTTGTATTTGTGCCGGGATTCCACTTTTTCCAGAAGGCTTTTAACGAAAACATTGATCGCCTTTTGAGCGTGTTTGTGGCAGTGCTCACAGACTTGATTGACAAAGAGCTAAAGAAACGGTGGCAGTATCAATGACTTTAGGTGAACACCTCGTAAAAGTTTTGCAGGAAGATCCCACAGTTTCCAGCCTGGTGGGGAGTCGGATCTATCGCGTCAAAGGTCCGCAGGGTGTAACTGCGCCTTGCGTGATGTTCTCTATGCGCTTGATTGAGCGCCTCGATGATCTCGGTGGAGATATCGGCATTGCAAAGCATGATGTTGATTTCAATTGCTTTGGAGATGATGCCGGAGTTGCAGAGCAGATCGGTGATGCGATTTTGGAATGTCTGCGCAGATACACGGGAACGAGGGAAGGCGTGGAAATCCGCAATATATCTATCTCCTCAGATGATGATGATGATTTCTCGGATGATGTTGATATGTTCCGGCATATCGTTACAGCAGTGGTGACACACAAAAAGACCACGTGACGATTTAAGGAGCTTAAAACATGAAATCACTATACATGCGGCTTTTGTCGCTGCTGCTTGTGCTGTTTGTATCTGTACCGGCTGCGTTTGCAGTCCGCACAGATATAACCCCTGTCAGTCCGAAAAACCCGAATAGCACTATCTCGGCTAATTCTGCCGATGTGGTCTCTGTTTCGGCAGACGCGGCTAATGGAATGGCTGTGCCTCTGACTGGGCGGGAATTGGTGTATGCGCGGAATACCGGCGCAGGTGCTCGCACTATTACGATCACCTCTGTGGCTGATGATTTCGGGCGCACAGGAGATATTTCTGCCTACTCGCTCGCAGCAGGCGAGGAGTGCTTATTTGGTCCTTTCACAACTAAGGGATGGCAGCAAAGCGCCGATGGCAAGCTGTATCTCACGGCAGAGCATGCTGAGGTAAAGCTGCTTGTGATCAAGATTCCGGTGGGGCTGTAATTACAAATTTTTTTTTGAGGAGTAAATCAAAATGGCACAAGAATCACGGGGAACAGTGCTTAAGCGTGAGGCTGTTCTCAACTCTGGCACTTTCGTTGCAGTTGGTGGTTTCCGCAACTTCAACCTGCCTTTTAACCTGGAAACAAACGACATCACAGATCTGGCTGATACGTGGCGGAAAAACAAGCCATCACTCAATCAGATTGGGGACATCACAGGGGAAATCTTTTTTGATCCTGCTGATGCTCAACACAATGAATCTCAGGGCGTGCTGAAAAACTTGCTGCAAAGCGATCAGCGCAATTTCAGATTAGTTGCCGCAACCGGCTGGTATGTGCAGATGCTTTGCTCTGTTCCGTCCTTTGTCATCACTGGCAGCACAGGCGAGCAGTACACGGCAAACATCACTCTCAGACCGTCCGGCGCTCCGACATTCGGTGATGAAACCCCGTAGTGATAGAGAGCCCGTTTTAACTCGTTGAAAAGCCTAGAAAGGAGAGACTGATCCATGTCTGAATTGTTCGCAGATGTAGCTGATTTTGAGGCTATTGATGATCGTGAGTATGCTGAGGTAGAAACAGGTTGGAGCAAAGATAAGAAAGTGCGCTTGCGCTCTCTTACTGCTGAGGAGTTTGCAAAATGTGATGAGTTTGTTTTCGAGCAAACCCAGAAACAGAAACTTGCAAATCTCAATCTATGCCTGCTCGGTCAAATGATCGTTGATG